TTAGCTGCTGACCACCTGTTAATTTATAAAATCCATCTTGTGCAAGAAAGAATATTTGATTACCAAAAGATGCAACTGATCTTGGAGCAAAAGCACCAATGTTATCGGCAATCTTATTAAAAGTAAAAATTAATGGTGTACCAACATAATCAGCACGGTAGATTGCTCTTTCCATAAAGATAATGCCAAAACTTTCACCACCAACCATTGCTTGTACTGATCCGTGTGTTCCAACAATATCTTGAAAACCAGATTGTGTTGCTTGGCTTGGAGTCCAGGTTGAACTATCATTAAGTCCAGACCACTTAACTCTTTGGTTGTAAACAACACTTGACTCAGTTGTATAACCTGCAAAAACAAAATCTCTAATGATTGCTAAGTATTTTGCTTTGATAGATACACGATCTGAAAAAGCTGTATCTGTTCCTTCTTCAAACTTTTGAATATTATCTGCACCGTTTGTTGCAAGTATGTTTGCACCAAATTGTGTAAAGCTCCAAAAATCTCTGCTACCAGCCGTTGTTGATCCGTTATATCCACCAGCTTTACTTTTGTCTTGAAAGACAAGAGAGTTATCCATTTGATATAACTTCCCATTATCACCTGCATAGTTTGTTGTGCCTGATGCAGAAAAACTTGTAAATAATCCTACTGGTGTACCTGTAAGTCCAGTTCCACTTAGTGCCGTAAAACCTGGTATACTTTTGTATCCTTTTGCTAAAGGAATAACATTATCAACTTTCGTTGCACCACCATTTTTAAGTGTTGGTAAATCTGCCAACAGTTGTCCGAACTCAATCATACAACCCTTCTAGCTGACATCTGCAACGGAGCTGCCGATACACGACCTCTCTGTGCTGACTCGTTTGCTGTTTTCACTCCTTCTTTGTAAAGCGATGACCATACAGCCAATCTCTCATCTTGCATAAGGAATGGTGACGTTTCTGCTAATGATCCATATAAATATAGATCAGGAAAATTTGTTAATACATCGTTTGTTGTACTTGATGATGATAGTGCTGTCGGTCTTTTAAAAAAACCAAGTTCTAAAACATTTGCACTATCAGGTGAATGTCCTAAATAAATCTGTTTTCCAACAATTGTATAATACAAAGGCATACCAGTTCCTTCACCTGCATTATACACACGGAAAAAATCAGCAGGAGTCATATATTGGAGCATCGTGTATGGTGATGTTTGCAACATTGCATATCGCAGTTCCAAATAACCAGTAGGCAAATCATAAGCTTGTGTTCCTGCAACAGTTGTAATGCTTGTGCTTACTGTTTCCATTTCACGAATGCGTAAATCTCTTGCGTGTCGTGTTTCTGCTAAATCAATAAAAGTATCTATGTTAGCTGTCAGATCATCACGGTTTAAGAAACTTGCAATCTCTGTTTTTAAATTATCGTATGTATCTAGTGCCATTATACTTTCTTCGGATAAATTTTAAATTTTTCATTATCAGGATCATTTAGCCATTTGAAAAATCTTTCACGATCTTGTAACTGACCACTCATTGTCATAATCCCTTGTTTTGCTAATTGTTGTACGACTATTAAAGGTAGTGATGCAACTTTATACATCTTTGCATCTTGCATACCATTAACTTTGTATGCACCTGCGTTTCTTTCAATTTTATTTCTTTCTAAAATTCTTGAAACATCTTGATAGTTTTCGATGTGATATTTACCTTCACTACTATCAATGTGCATTTTTGTTTTTACTGGTGATTGTTCATTACCTGTAAAATCTATTTTTTTGGTCATACACCTTTAACTGCTGCTGCAATCATTTTATCAACACTATCTTGCATTGATAATCCTGGATTTTCTGTTCTTCTATAACCAACTTTCATCATACGATCTCCACCAGATGTTGTTTTACTTTGTGCTTTACCACTACCTCGTGAGATAGTCATATTGTCTTGATCTCTGTTGTGCATCTTCATTGTTTTTGGCATAGAATATTTTTTTATACCTGGTTTAAAAACTTCTGACATTTGTTCCTCTCTATAAATTAAAAGGAGCAGGTAAAGACCTGCTCCTAATCAACACATTATGTGTTTAAGTTAAATATACCGTAGTTTGCGTTTGGTGAACGACATACAAGAGTCCACTCAGCTAATAACAATCTTTTATCGTTATCACCTGTTTTTGATAATTCTTGTGTTTCAAACGGTCTTAGGAATGCAACTTCCCAAGTATCCATTTGTAGAATATCAACTCGTGAATCCATTGAGTGTCTATCAGGAATAAAACTCACTTCTCCAAAGTCTGACACATATACATCAACAGCACCGATAACTGTCATATCGTCTGCGTTTTTGTATTGTGTAGCAACTCCGTTAAAAGCTGAAGCTAAAACTTTATTACCTGGTGACATCAATACGGTGTCAGGGTTTCCACCTAACTCGTATGATTTTTGTAAACCAGCTTTTAGTAAAGCTTCTGTATATGCTCTACCTGTACCACCGTTAATAGCAGTTGCACCAGTACCTGCTGGTGAAGCTGATGGTGATCCGTTTGTAGAAAAGTTTAAAGCATTTGTTCCACCTGAACCTGTACCAGCGATTTTACCACCGTACCATGTTCCGACAGATGCAGATTTTCTTGCAGCAGAACTTGATCCTGTTACTTTTGCTTGTTCAACTCCGACCATGCCGACTTCCATATCTCTTTTTAGAGATTTGCCGACTTTGGCTAATTGATAAGCAAGTTCATCACCTCTACCTGCATTGTCAACTGATCTATCTGTACCAGATATGATAATTGCTTCTGCTGATATTTGTGTTCTGTTGTTTAGTCTATCAGTAGGAATGATTGCAGACCCTCCGTAATCATCACCTTCTATTTGAAAGTTGTTTGCAGCAGCTCTTAATCCGTCTGTCTGCCATTCATGTAAACTATTAGTAGCTGTACCTTTAGCTGCATTAGTCATAAAAGGAGTTTCAGTGGGAGAAATATTATAAATTACATCCGCAAGATCCTCACGTATACCTACAGCATCATAGGTATCAAATGTATTGCTCGGTTGAGCCATCGTAACCTCCGATTAATTGTTCGATAACATGGCAGACAACACCTTTTGTGCATCTTTCATATTACCTGATTTTTTCAATTGTTTCATGCGATCATTCACACGCAATTGCTTATCGGTAGACTTGGTTTCGTTTTTACCTTCAGATGATACAACACGATTAGCAGGTTTAACTTTTTTATCTTTTAAGTTTTTTCTTTCAAGAAGTTGATTATACTTCATTGCATCGTGCAAAGTTTTTACAGCACGGTGATCAACAACCATGTTGACTTCTTGCTCTGTATAACCTTGCTTCATGGCAAACTCACCAATATCTTTCATAATCTTTGGAGCTTTTTGTTCATCACCGAATATCGGCATTATGTCAATCAGCTTACCTCGTTCATTTCGAATATGGTTTTGATAAATTAATTCTTGCTCTTTACGTTGTTCCTGGACTAACTTTTGTCTTTCAGCTTGAATATTTTGTTGCAATTCTTTTTTGCGATCATATTCAGCTTTCTTGATAGCATAGTCTGTTGGATCATCTTGTGCAAGTTTCACCCAATCAATATTGTCGTCTGTTTGTAAATTCTGCTCCACTACCTGAAGCTTTTGTGCGTAATCATCACGCATTTTTTTTACTGCTTCTTTGTCTTTGGAAATAGTATCCAACTCTGTATCTATTGATCTTCGTTGTTCACTTAGTTCCATCGTCTTTCTGGTATAGTCCGATCCTTTAGAGTAACCTTCCTTCAACTCGTCTAAGTTGACTTTTTGCGTTTTACCATTGATAGTAATATCAAAAAGTTCTTGATTGTTTTCCGTAGTGGTTTCTTCGTTATCAACTAAATCTTCTTCAGAAATATCATCTACTGTCAACTCATTGTCTGCTTCCAGGTTGACTTGTTCAGTTTTTTTTACTTCTGGTGTTGGCTGTTCGCTTCTTGCAGTATTGATAAGATTGGCGAATGCCTGTTGTGTTTCCTGTATCGTTGTGGTTGGTTTTGATACAGATTCCGTTTGCGGATTATCTGCCATAAAAACTCCTATTGTTTTTTGTTTAGTTTGCCTGTTTCCATCACAGACTTGATGTTCACTAAAAGTAGATCAAACATTTTACCCATGAGATAAATTTTTTCTCTACCTTCGGAATCTCGTGCAGGAGAATTTTGAAACTCTCCATATAATTCTGTTTTAATTTTTGTTATTGCATCCTGAAATACAGGATTTTCTAAAATACTTTTTGCTAATTCAGTTCTTTGTCTTTCTTGATCTGGTGTCATCTTCCTCTTGTAAATCCGCCTAGTGTAGTGCTAAATCCTGATGATCCTGTATTACCAATATTTCTTGCAATATTTTTAGCAACAGCAGATTCATAAGCAGTATCATCTCTTCTTCTTGCACCACCATCATCTTGAATTACAAGTGAACTACCTCTTATATCAACTGGCTCTGTGCCTTGACTTTGTACTTGTGAAGCTTTTCCTGTATTTAAACTGTCAATCATATTACCAACAGTAACATCTTGATCATTTACTTTTTGTACGGCAACATCTTGAACATTTTGTAAATATTGTTCAGGGTTATACATCGTAAATATATCTCCACTTTGTCTGCCAAAAGCTAATGGGTTTAAATTACCAAATATATCTTGATTTTGTGTTTGTGATAAAATTGTATTTATAGCTTGGT